GTTGCAACATCTATTGGTGCAATTGCAGGCGCATTTGAAAAGGGCCCAGTTAGTTCTGTTCAGACCATTACGTCAGAAGAACAATTGGTACAAATATTCGGTAAACCACAATCAGCTGGTAATCAGTTTGAAACATTTTTTACTGCTGCAAACTTTTTACAGTATGCAGATAATTTAAAAGTAGTAAGAGCAGAGAGTGCAATAGTAAATGCTGGTGCAAACTCTGGTATACTTATTCGTGATGATGACCACTACCAAGCATCTTTTCAAGATGGTTCTGGTTCTCATGGAGAGTGGGCCGCAAGGACTGCTGGAACACATGGTAACGGAATTGGTGTTGATATCTGTCCAAGTGCAAGAGCGTTTAAACAACCTCTAGGTTCATTGAACTTAGTAAATGGTGCTGGTGCAGTTGGTGACTTACAAATTACAGTTGATGACCAAGATAGGTCGGATGCTACAATTTCAGCTGGTGACATCATTTCTTTCCAAACTGCTTCAGCCATTGTTGCAACAGTTAATGGTGCAATCACAGTTGCTTCTAAAACTTTAACAGTTGACGGAGTTTCTGGTACACTTGAAGTTGGACAAAGAGTAATTGGTGCTGGTATATCAGATGGAGATGAGGTTGTTAAAATTGCATCTGTTACCTCACAGACAGTTGTTGTACTTGATAAAGCAATCACAGTTGCAGATAATGTAGCTCTTGTATTCGCTGCATCTGGTGGAACAAACGTAGAATCAAAAGGTCAAGAGTACGAAGTAACTTCTGTTTCTGGTGATGTTTTAACAATTCGTTTACTTGATGATCCTGCTGGTGCTGGTTTACAAACAATCATTCCAGACAATTCACTTATCACAAGACGTTGGAGATTTTCTGATTTATTTGATGGCCCTCCAGGCACATCAGCATGGGCTACATCAAATGCTCGTGGAGAAAAAGATGAAATCCATGTTGCAGTATATGACACAGTTGGTGATCTCACAGGTTTTGCTGTTGGTGTTGCTGGACAAAGAACACAATCAGTAATGGAAGTATTTCCAAATATGTCAAAAAATCCTTTGGCAAAAACTGCACAAGGTTCTAACAACTATTATCCAGATGTTATCTTTGCACAGTCAAATTTCATCTACTGGACAGACCATTTTTCTGCTGGTTCTAACTGGGGAACAGATATTGCATCTGGTACTGATTACACATTAGTAAGTGAAGTTGTAAGTGATACATTAACTGGTGGAACTGATGACTACTCAACAACTGCTGGTGAGATTGAACTTGCATATGATAAGTTTGTGGATACAGAGTCACTTGATGTTAATTTAGTATTAGGTGGTGCATCAAGTATTGCCGCAGACACAGAAGCTGGAATGGACACTCATGTAACAATGATTACTGCACTCTGCGAAACTCGTAGAGATTGTGTAGGATTTGTTTCTCCATATCGTGCTGCAACAGTTGGTATTGCAGACTCAATCACAGCAACTAAAAATGTGATTGATGGTTTTAATACTTGTCCAAGTTCATCTTACATGGTATTCGATAGTGGTTACAAGTATATGTATGACAAGTATAATGATGTATATAGATTTGTACCTCTGAATGGTGATACTGCTGGTCTTTGTGCTTTCACAGACCAAGTTGCAGATTCATTCTTCTCCCCTGCTGGTTTCAACAGAGGAAATGTTCGTGGTGCAGTAAAGTTATCTTTCAACCCAACTAAGGCAGAAAGAGATCAACTATACAAAGCAAGAGTAAATCCTGTTGTTAACTTCCCAGGCCAAGGTGTGGTTCTGTTTGGTGACAAGACTGCTCTAACAAAACCAAGTGCATTTGACCGTATCAACGTAAGACGTTTGTTCTTACTTCTTGAGAAGGCAATTGCAACTGCTGCTAAGTTCCAACTCTTTGAGTTCAATGATGAGTTCACAAGAGCACAGTTTAGAAACTTGGTAGAACCTTTCTTGAGAGACATCCAAGGTCGTAGGGGTATTACAGACTTTAGTGTTGTATCAGATGGTACAAATAATACTGGTGAAGTGATTGACAGAAACGAGTTTGTTGCTGACATCTTTATTAAACCAGCTAGGTCTATTAACTTCATTACACTTAACTTTATCGCAGTTAGAACTGGGGTAAGCTTTACAGAGGTAGGAGGTTAATTATGGGAAACATAGATGATTTCAAAGCAAATCTAATCGGTGGTGGTGCAAGAGCCAACCAATACAGGGTAACTATAGTTCCACCGCCAGGCATTGCAACTGGACTTGATATTCGTAGAACTTCATTTCTTGCAACTGCATCAAACTTGCCTGCATCTACTTTAGGTGAAATTGCAATCCCATTTAGAGGAAGAAATATATATATTTCTGGTGACAGGCCAGCTCCTGAAGCTTGGACAGTAACTTTCTATAACGATACTGACTTTATGATCCGAAATGCAATGGAACTTTGGCAGAATGGTATTAATGATTATGCAAACAATACTGGTTTGATTAATCCTTCTGATTATCAGTCTGACTTGACAGTAGAACAACTGGACAGAGATGACACAGTTCTAAAGAGTTATATCTTTAGAAATGCATATCCTCTTACAGTAGGTGAAATTGCACTACAAAATACTGAAGCAACTGAGATTGAAACTTTTGAGGTTACTTGGAGATACCAACACTTTGAGCCATCAGGGGTTAGTTTCTAAACCTACTAAATAGTTACACACAGTAGGAGAATAACATATTATGGCGGAATTGTTTGGTTTCAAATTTGAACGTGCCAAAGACAGCGGCTCTCAAGAGAAGTTTACTGAACCTAGTTCAGAAGACGGTACTATTGAGGTCGCTGGTGGCGGGTTCTATTCTACACACCTAAACACGGATGGTAGAGAACGTACTGAGATGGACTTGGTGCGAAGGTATCGTGATATCTCTCAACAACCAGAGTGCGACAGTGCAATCGAAGATATTGTTAACGAAGGTATTGTATCTAACGAAAAGGATGCGGCTGTAGCAATTGAACTTGATCGTCTTATGCTTCCACCAAAAATTAAAGATCGTATTAGAGAAGAATTTGATACAGTATTACAGCTTCTGGACTTTGATACAAAAGGACATGATATCTTTAGAAGGTGGTATGTAGATGGTCGTATTTTTTATCATAAGGTTATTGATAAAAACAATCCGAAAAAAGGTATTCAAGAACTTAGATACATTGATCCTAAGAAAATCAAAAAAGTCAAACAAGTTAAGAAAGACCTAAAAAAAGGTTCTCAAATTGAACTTATCAAAAACGTACAAGAATATTATATGTACAATGATAAAGGATTAGCATCTGGTACAAGTCAGGGAATTAAAATTGCACCAGATAGTATTACATATGTACCGTCTGGTTTGATTGATCAAAACAAAGGTCACGTTCTTTCGTATCTACATAAAGCAATTAAACCTGTAAATCAGTTGCGTATGATTGAGGACTCTCTTGTTATCTATCGGGTATCAAGAGCTCCAGAAAGACGCATTTTTTATATTGATGTTGGTAATCTACCAAAGATTAAGGCAGAACAATATCTTAAAGATGTTATGAATCGTTATCGTAACAAATTGACATACGATGCATCTACTGGTGAAATCAAAGATGACAGAAATCATATGTCAATGTTGGAAGACTTCTGGTTGCCTCGTAGAGAAGGTGGTCGTGGTACAGAAATTAGTACTCTTGCTGGTGGTTCTAATCTTGGTGAGATAGATGACATTACATATTTCAAACAAAAATTGTTTAGATCACTAAACGTACCTATTTCTCGTTTAGAAGCAGAATCTGGTTTTAGTCTTGGTCGTTCTACAGAGATTACTAGAGATGAACTGAAGTTTACTAAATTTGTACAAAGACTACGGAAAAAGTTTACTCCTGTTTTTACTGATATTCTAAAAACACAGCTTATTCTTAAAGGTGTGATTACTCTAGAGGATTGGAAAAAGATTTCTCAACACATTCAGTATGATTTTTTACAGGATGGTCACTTTGCAGAACTAAAAGCAGCAGAGTTAATGAGAGACAGAATAGATATGTTGGGTAGTATTGAATCTTACATTGGTACATTCTACAGTAAAAATTGGGTACAAAAAAATGTTCTTAATCTTACTGACCATGAGATTGAAAATATGCAAAAAGAAATAGACCTAGAAGCTGAAATCGAAGGTATCGAAGGTGGTGGCGAAGGTGAATTTGATGAACCAGAAGAAGGTTTTACTAAAACAAATAATGGAGAAGAAACATGACCGCAGAAAATTTTGTAGACGCATTACAAAATCAAAGTAATATAGATGCTGAAGATGCATTTAAAAGTGCAATGGCATCAAAAGTTGGAGATGCTTTAGAAACAAAACGAAAAGAAGTTGCTGGTTCTTTCGTAAAAAATCACATTCCAGAAATAGAGGAAGATGAAGTAGAGGAAGATGATACAGTTTAACGAGTTATATACTTCTCTACCAGAGAAGGACGAACACAAAAAATCTAAGGA